AGCACTAGATTTAGAAACTAATATTGGAGAGCGTTTAATCACAGGTATAGACAGCATGGGAGATGCGTTTGCTGATCTAGTAGTTGATGGTAAGGCTAGTTTTGCAGAACTTACTGTTTCTATCTTGAAAGATATACAAAAGATGATTATAAAAGCATTATTCTTTAAAGCAATTATGGGTATTAAAAATGCTTTAGGATTTGGAGATGGTGGAGTTGTTGATAAAGGAGGAAATGATATTCAGAACCCCTCGGTTCTTGCAGCAAAAGGTCAAGTATTAGCTAAAAACAAAATCGTCCCTTATGCCTATGGGGGCATAGTGTCCCGTCCAACTCTTTTCCCAATGGCAAATGGGGCAGGACTTATGGGAGAAGCTGGCCCAGAAGCAATCATGCCGTTACGAAGAAATAAGCAAGGCAAGCTAGGTGTTGAAACAAGTGGTGCTACAAGTAATAATGTTGTTAATGTTTCGGTCAATGCTAGTGGCACTTCTGCACAAGGAAACAATCTAAAAGCCAATCAGTTAGGTCAAATGATTGGTAGTGCTATTCAAGCAGAACTTGTTAAAGCAAAAATGCCCGGAGGTATTCTTTACGAATAAATGGCTACTTTTGATTCCACAACAGTCGGCTCTGATGTCGCACCAAGTTATTCTCCAAGACTAGAAATAGAGAATGACATTATAGAAGTTTCACTGGGGGATGGATATGCCCAGCGTTTGAGATCCGGACTTAACTCAACCAAAAGAAAATATACTCTTAGTTTTAATAATAGAGATAAAACTACAACTGATAATATACTTGCTTTTTTAGCTGATCCTTTAAAAGGAGATGGAGGTGCAAAAGCATTTACTTATACTCCTCCTTATGGTGCAAGTGGTAAGTTTACATGTGCTAATCCTTCTGTAACTGTTGTTTCAGCAGGCTTATATGATATTTCATTAGTTTTCCAAGAAGTTTTTGAAGTATGACAATCCCTATTGAAGAACTACAGCAAACAAATCCATCGGCAATCATAGATTTATTTGAGTTAGAACTTGTTGAAGGCTTACATTACGCTACAGGTAATCCATTAGGAATTACAACTATTTATAGATGGCATAGTGGTGTTGCTCAGAACTCGCAAGGTGAATTAGTTTTTAATGGCAATACTTACAGTCAAATGCCGATTGAAGCAGAAGGATTTGATTATAAAGGCTCTAGTCAAAAATCTAGATTACCTAGACCTACATTAAGGATTAGTAATTTATTATCTACAGTCTCAACAATACTAGCTGAAATTAATGTTGTTACTCCTCATAATGATTTGATAGGAGCCAAAGTTACTAGATTTAGAACAATGGCTAAATTTATATCATCAACAAATTTAAGTGGTCAAACTATAACTTATATCGTAACTGTACAAAATGTAGGAGGAGCAAATTATTTTTATTTAAATGGTGTTTATAAACCTACTTTAAGTTTAGTTGAAGGCAATACATATAGATTTATACAGTCAGATTCATCTAATACAAATCACCCTTTAATTTTAAAAACCAGCAGTGGTTCAATAATTATTAGTAATCAAAATGCTGGTTTAGTGGCTACTGGCACAGCAGGGGTTAACAGAGTAGTAAATTATTTAGCAAGTACAAATGCCAGTTATAACGCTGCAAGATATTCATGTTCTGTTCATGGTAATAATATGGGGAATACAATAAGCATATCTTCAGCACCTAGCAATCCAGACGAAAATCCTAATGTAAGGTTTGAAGATATGATATTTATTATTGATAGAAAATCTACGGAGAGTAGACGTATTGTAGAGTTTGAACTTGCAGCCCCAATAGATATGCCACAATACAAATTACCTAGAAGACAATGTTTACCAAGAGAATTTCCGGGGATTGGTTCTTTTCATGCTTGATTGGAAGCTAGATGCTAAGAAACATGCTCAAGAATGTTTACCGGAAGAAGCTTGTGGTTTAATTTATATACATAAAGGAAAAACTAAATATAAAGCTTGTAAAAACATATCTATTTCCCCCAAACATACATTTATTATAAGACCAAAAGATTATGCAGATGTAGCTGATATAGGAACTATTATTGGTGTTTTTCATTCTCATCCAAACGAAAGGCCTTATCCTTCTTCAGCAGATAAATCAATTTGTGAAAAATATAAAATGCCTTGGTTTATTTATTCAGTTTGTTTTGATGAGTGGTTTGATTTTAAGCCGTCTGGATATAAAGCACCTTTAGTAGGGAGAGAATATGTTTTTGGGATACATGACTGTTGGAGTTTGATAAGAGACTATTTTGAAACTTTAAATATTAAATTACGAGATTGGGAAAGACCTATAAATCCAAAAGATTTTTGTGATAATCCATATTTTGAAAAATGTTTTATAGATACTGGCTTTAGAGAATTAGAACCCACAGAAAACTTGCAAGTTAATGACTGCTTACTTTTTTCTTTAAATAGTACAGGTTTGAATCATATAGGTGTACTATTAAAAAATCAAATGATTTTACATCATATTGAAGGTAGACTAAGTTCAAGAGACTTTTATGGAGAATGGCTCATGAAATGTACCGGAAAAAGGATTCGCTATGTTAAATAAGATAAAACTATACGGTGAATTAGCAGATATTTGCGGAGGAAACGATGTTTTTGAAGCAGTTTTGAACAGCCCCATTGATGCTGTTCGTTTTTTAATATCAAATTTTAAGGGGGCAGAACAACATATAGCTAAAAATAATTATCAGGTATATTGTGGTGATGAATGTATAAAGGAAGAAGAACTAAATTTTTCTAATAATAATTGTGATATTAAAATTATTCCTGTAATTAGCGGTTCTGGTAATGTTGGAAGAATAATTGCCGGTGTTGCATTAATTGGTGCTGCTGTATTTACAGGAGGAACCAGTTTAACTTTTGGATTAGGTGGATTTGCTGGTGGTGCTGGTATGAGTGCTTTGGTAGGTAATATTGGTTTAGTCTTAGTATTAGGCGGTGTTGCAGGCTTATTATCACCAACTCCAGAGATACCAGAAGATGAGGAAGATCCAACAAAATCATTTAATTTTAGCGGAGTGCAAAACACTTCTAGGGCGGGTATAGCTGTCCCAGTCTGTTATGGTCATGTTTATACAGGATCTATCCCAATTTCAGCAAACATTTCAACTCTTGATATTTAAAAAAAATGGTAAATGATTTTATAAAAGGCTCCGGAGGAGGAGGAGGAGGCGGTAAAGGAGGAGGAGGCGGTTCTCGAACTCCTACTACAGCAAAAGATTCTTTAAATAGTAAAAGTTTTGCAAATATTTTAGATCTAATATCTGAAGGTGAAATAGAAGGGCTACATGATCCCGGTGGGTTTACTAATAGCTTTATGCAGTCAATATTTTTAAATAATACACCTTTAAAAAATTCTGATGGAACTGATAATTTTTTAGATGTTGAAATAGGAAGAACTAACGGCACTTCCATCCAATCTGTTTTAAAAGGATTTAATAGATCTTCAACTCCAGTTTCCTTAGCTAGAACTGTCACAAAAGCTGCTCCTGTATCTTTCGCTATAACTGATCCGTCTGTTAGTACGGTGCTAATTGATATGAGGTTTCTGGCTTTACAAAAAGTGAATAAAGATGGTGACACTTTAGGTACTGAAGTTCAGTTTAGATTTTCTAAACAACAAAGTGGACAAAGTACTGAAATTCTGAAAACCGAGACAATTAAAGGTAGAACTGGAGATCTATATTCTAGACAATATAGTTTTGACATATCAGGAAATAGTTTTCCTGTTACTTTTGAAGTGTCTCGATTGACTGATGATGATACAACTATTAATTCTAATAATTCAGATAATTTAATAAATCATACAAGTAATTTTCAAGTAGGTTCTTATCAGTTAATAAAAGAATTTGATAATCCTATACAAGCTACATATTCTCAAACTGGGAATAATATTATAGTTAATACTACTGATGACCATTTAAAAGTTTTAGGGGATAGTTTAGGATTTGAGTTTATAACTGATGGATCTAATAATCAATTTACTTTTAGTAATGGCAATCAAGTAAGTAATGGATCTTATGCTGGCCCTTCTAACGGTAATTTTGTTGTCACTGAAGTTATTAGTGCTAATTCATTTAAAATTCAACATACTGAATCAAAAAATGTAGTTAATGGTAGTTGTAAATTTAATAGAGTATTAAATTATCCAAACTCAGCATTAGTAGGTTTAAAGATAGATGCTGAACAATTTAATTCAATCCCTAAAAGAGCATATTTAATAAATGGTATAAAGGTAAGAATCCCAGCAGCAAACGCAACTGGCACACCAGTTGTAGTAAGAAACGCTACTCAAGCTGCAAGTTTAGGTATAGCTAACGCAAGTCAAATTAAAAGTTTTGGATTTATACATTATCCAAATGGCTATATCTTTAATGGTCAACTAACAGCAGCCCAATATACAAACGATCCTGCTTTTTGCTTACTAGATCTTTTATTGTCAGAAAGATATGGAACTGGTCAATTCATAAAACTTGCAAATTTAGATATATATTCTTTTTATGCAATAAGTAAATATAGTTCAGAACTTGTAACTTTTAAAGATAGAAGAAACGATGGAAACGTAGAAACTATAAAAGAGCCAAGATTCTCATTAAATTGTGTTTTAAGAAAAAGACAAGATGCTTTTAAAGTTATAAATTCTCTTGCTTCTGTATTTCGTGGGATGCCACTTTATACTGGTGGATCAATTTCAATGATTCAAGACAAAGAAGACTTAGATCCTTCTTTCTTGTTTAATAAAACCAATGTAACTGATGATGGGTTTACTTATTCTGGTGTATCACAAAAAACTCGTGCAAATATTGTTGTAGTTAAATACTTTGATAATGAATTAAGAGATGCTGCTTATGAAGAAGTTATTGATCAAGAAGAAATAAATAAGTACGGAGCTATTACTAAAAATATTGATAGTTTTGGAGTAACATCAAGAACTCAAGCAAGAAGACTTGGAAAATGGTTCTTAACTACGGTTGCAACAGAAATAGAAACTGTTAGTTTTACAACAACATTAGAAGCAGGAGCATTATGCAGACCGGGAATGTTAATAGAAATACAAGATGAGGTCAAAAGTGGTGTAAGACAAGCAGGAAGAATAATTAATATGCAAACAGTAGGAGGTAATCACGTTATTACAACTGATCAAAGTAATTTGCCAAATTTAAGTGGCTTTGTAAGTGTAATCATGCCTAATGGTCAAGTAAGTAAAAAAGCAGTTCAATCTATTAATCCTACTAATAAAAAAATAACTATTAATGGAAAATTTCAAATAAAAATAAAAGATTCAAATAACAATGAACCTTATTTAGAGACCTTACAAGAAAATCCTGATTATATTGATACTTTTGAAAATAAGATTCCAAATACAGGAAGTATATGGGTTTTAGAAACAACCGGAAATCCAAGTCAAACTATAAGTTCAAATCAATTCAAAGTTGTTGCTGTAGAAGAAGGAGATGATTTTACTTTTAACATTTCAGCCGTTTCACACAATGAAAGTAAATATGGAGTGGTAGAAAGGCTTGAAACTTTACAACATCGTGATATTACTAACCTTGATGAGATACCTCAAGCACCAGAAAGGTTTGCTGTAGCTAGTTTGTCTGATGGGACGACTGTAAATTATCCAATCGAATCTCTTTATAAATACAGAGATCAAGTAAAAGTTCGAGTAATAGTTCAATGGAAACCTGTTGAGGGAGTAAATAAATATGAGCTTATTTACAATCAGGACAACAAATCAGAAATTGTAGTCACTACTCAAAGTCCTAGTTTTGATATTGATGATGTAAATGTAAATACTGCTACAAGTTCTATCTTTAATTTTAAAGTTAAAAGCATCAGTGCATCAGGTAGAAAATCAACAGACACCTTAGAAACATCTTTGACAGTACAAGGTAAAAACACACCTCCTAGTCAAGTAAGTAATACTTTTGCAGGCGAGATTGATCCTCATTTAGGGATACAACTTTCATGGACAGCAATAGAAGCTGAACCTCCGCATTTTAGTGATTTAGATATAAGAGGATACATTATTAAAGAAGGTAGTAATTTTGATACAGGTATATTAATAGGTGAATTTAATACAACTAATATTCTTGTCCCTACATTGCCAAGTGCCAGTGATAATATAAAAATTTATTCAATTAAAGCAGTAGATTCTGACGGAAATTTAAGTGTCGATAATAGAACAACATCTATCACAATTAATAACCCACCTTCCATAGATGTAAATACAATTACACACGAATATAAAGACGATAATTTAATAATTAATTGGGCAGAACCAACATTAGGAACTGGTCAATTTGCTATTAAGGAATATGAAATTTTTGATGATGCTACAAGTCTAGGTAAAGTAAGTTCAACAACATTTACTCTTCCAGTAAATTTTAATTCGGATAGAACAATAAAAATTAGAGCATTTGACATACTTGGAAAAGTAGGTTCATTTACAACAAAAACAATTCCATTTATTAAGACAGCAGCACCAAATATTAATATTGCGTTTGAAGGTACAAAATTAAGATTATTTTGGTCTGAACCCACACAGGGTAATACAAAAATAAAAGAATATGAAATTAGACGAAGTAATAATTCAATTACTGATATAAGTGGTGCAACATTAGTAGATAAAATAAATTCTGATAGTTATGTATTAGACATTACAGATGCTTCTACAGCAGAGGACGGATTCCCTGTTGGTACTGCTGTCAGGTTTTTTGTTGTAGCTTTAGATGCAAATGGGTTTAGAGGAGAAGTAGGTAGAACTGGTATAACTAATTTTCCTGACGCTGTTTTAGCTGCTCCACCAAAACCTACAAGTCTTACAGCAATTATTAAATCAGATAGTGCCTTTGTAAGTTGGGATACAGTCACACCATTAAGCAATGGATTACCAATAAGAGACTATAAAATTTATAGAGAATCTGGAACTGCTACAACTGCTGGAAATGATGCTGACTTTCAACAAAATGGTACACAAATCACTGAAAGAGTTTTATGGACAGATTTACAACAAAAATATTTTGTTAGGGCAGTTGATACTAATGGTAACGAAGGAGATACAGAGGAGGTTTTATTTACTGTTGCAATTCCAAGTAAAATCACAAATTTAAAAAATGAAGTTATTGACAATAATGTTTTATTAAGGTGGCAAGAAAGTTCAGTAGAAGTAAATCAGTTACCAATAATTCACTACAACATATATAGGAATACAACTGACGCAGCTAATTTGGTTGGACAAAAACAAGGAACTTTTACAACAGTTTTTGAGCAAGTTGGGGGTAATTTTACATATATTTTAATTCCAGTAAATAGTGCAGGGGTAGAGGGTAGTCAAGAACAAACTACAGCAAATGTTAATCAACCACCTGATTTTGTGTTAACAGATGAAGTTGATAGTACTTTTAGCGGTACTATAGTTAATGGATTTTTAGATGATGAAGGGCTGTTTTTTAATGTCAATACTACAAGAACTTGGAAACAACATTTTGACCCAAATAACAATGATACGTCTAGGACTTTTGGTGTTTATGGTGGCTCCACTGTTTATGCTTTACCTAGTGAAAACTCAGGCAGTTACGAAGAGGTCATAGATACAGGTGCAGTAATAGCTTCAACACGAATTGAAGCAACATTAGGTTTGGATCCAAGTGAGACAATAGGATCAACAACAATAGAACCCGAAATATTTACATCACTAGATGGAACTTCTTATTTAGGTAAAGGTAAAGGTAATACAAATGTTTTAGGAACTAATTTTAGATATATTAAAGTAAGATTTGAATTTGATGGAACTAACAATAATGATTTAGTAAAAGTGCAAAGTCTAAAAATTAAAACATTCTTAAAACGTAAGACAGATCAAGGCAGTACAACTGTTACAGCAGCCGAAAGTGGTGGTAGTGGTAAACAAGTTAATTTCACAGAAACTTTTGTAGATGTTGATGCCATATCTCTTACAATTAGAGGGTCAAGTTCTAGTGCTAAATACGCTATTTATGATTTTGTAGATAGTGCAAATCCTCAAAATGGCTTTAAAGTATTTTTGTTTGATAACAATGGCGTTGGTGCTGCTGGAACTGTAGACTTTACTGTAAGAGGTGTTTAAATGACTAACTGGACAAAACCAAGCTTAACAAGCACATATACTGCTTTTATCACTGAGCTTAAGTACAGGGATGAAGTTGTAGGGTCTTTATATTCATCAGACGTAACAGTAACAGATTTACCAGCAGATAACTCAACTGATTGGGGTGTAAGGTCTATAAGATGGAACGCTTCTGGGGGTTATTTTCAACGTAGAAATTCAGCTAATAATAATTGGGAAAGATTAGAAGGTAATTCTGGAACTCATAAATTTGTAAATTTACAGGCTACAAATATTACTGGTACAGGTACAGTCTCAGGAGATGATATTACGGCTTCAGATCAGTTACAGGCTGCAAGAATTAATGTTACTGGAAGTACAAAGCCAGCAAACGGAATGTATTTAGGTGCTAGTAATGAGGTTAGATTTACATCTAATAGTACCGATAGATTTACTATTGAGTCAAATGGGCAGTGTGGGGTAGGCACAGTTAATCCAGCCCAAAAACTTCATGTGGTTGGTACTTTAAGACTTGAGAATGGATCGTCTGGTACTGTTTTTGAATTAGGTGAAGGTGGTACTGGAAATAGAAGTGCTGAAATGAGATTTGTTGGAGATACAACAAGAACAGGCTCAAATGCTGGATTTAAAATTCTTCGTGGATCAGGAGGTGCAAATACAACAACTGAACTAATACATAGGGGAACTGGACAATTTATTTTAGAAGCAAATGAAGCAGCAGATATGTTGTTTAAAACATCAAATACCACAAGAATGATTATTGATTCTGGTGGTGCTGTTTGTATTGGAAATGATACAAGTCCAGACGATAGATTACATATAAAACATGCTACTAATAGTGCTGTTTATTTAAGGATTCAAAATAATGATGGCTATGCAAGATTTGGTACAGATGCTAATGATAGTTTTATAGACGCAGATCGTCAAAGATTTAGAAACAGGGCTGGAAGTACTGATTATTTAGATGTACAAAGTTCTCTATTTGATATAAAAATAGCAGCAAAAGTAAATGGCAACCTACAAGTTACAGGGACAGTTACAGGGACATTTAGTGGCAACGGTGCTTCTTTAACAAGTATTCCTTATTCAGCATTAACAGGTACTCCAACAATCCCATCTGCGGTCACAAATAATAACCAATTAACAAATGGTGCTGGATATACTACTTACACTGCCAACCAATCTCTAAATACAAGTAATAGTCCTACTTTTAATGCAATGACATTAAACGGAAGTTTAACGGTTAACGCAAATGACAATAGTTCAACAATCGTTATGGCAGATGGAAATAATGGTGACAGGAGCATACATAATAATGCAAATAAAATTGGATTTCTTACACAAGCTGGTGGTGATGGTGCTTATTGTGATGACAATGGTAACTGGACAGCAGTTGGTAACGTAACAGCCTATTCAGATGAGCGTTTAAAGGAAAACATAAAAACTATTCCAAACGCATTAGAAACAGTCAAAAAACTCAGAGGTGTTTCATTTAACAGAAAAGATTTTGGTGGCAAGGGGATTGGAGTTATAGCACAAGAGATTGAGCAAGTATTACCAGAAGTTGTTGTTGAAGGTGAATATAAAAGTGTTTCTTATGGCAACATAGTTGGATTATTAATTGAAGCTATAAAGGAATTAGAAAAAAAACATAAACATGGATTATAGATAAAAAATAATATATAATTCGTTTAATTATATTTATCTAAATGTCTTCTATTTCTGAACGCAGAGAAGCTGCACAAAAGCAAATTGAAAATTTGAAAAATGAGTATGCTCATTTGCAAAATGAAGTTACAAAAATCCAACAAGAAGGAAATCAAAAAATTAAAGAATTTCAAGATCAACAAAATAAAATAGTTTTGTTAGTCGAAAAACTTAACGGAAAGATTGAAGTTTATAATGAAGAAGAGCCTTTACCTCCAGCAGAGGTTACACCTATAACTGATGCTCCTTCTGCTGAAAGTCCTGACGCAAGTTAATCATCATGTCATCACCATCAGCATTAAATGATATTGAAGTAACAAGAGCTAATGACTATAAAAAGTCTTTAGCTCTATCTACTAAACAAACTGATGGTTCTTTTTTACCAATGGATATAACAG